TGTAGTACTGCATTCACTAGGTCAAAGGTAGTTTTACCTATCTTAGCTTTAGTGATTACTGTAGGCTCATCTCCATTAGAACGACATATACCGTCAGTTGACGCCCATAGTGCCTTACCACCAATGAATACTACGCTGTCACCATTAATACAACCTTGGTCTGAGCTAAGGGTCTGCACTGATAACGACGCTGGACCTGTACCAGTTACTAGATAGCTCCTATAGTAGGTATTAACAATAATGCCGTTAGACACTACACTCACGCCAGTTATAGTTTCTGGAAAATCAATAAAGTACAAATCTGGCCAAGCATCAGGTACACCAATTGGTGTGTATCTTAGCTTATCACCCAACGCTGCAAATAGCATTGCATAAGCTTGTGTAAGGAACTTGAGCCCTGTTGGAGCAGCTGCATAATTAGCTGTTGTTAACAGGTCACCTGGTATGTCTAAGTCAGGTGTATCATCTTGGTAAGCGGTGCTGCCATTAGCTATTGTACCAACTAGGAGAAACTCAGTATAAGCTCCTCCAACCCGGTAAACACGTACTTGGTCAACTTGTGGATCACTTGACACTGCGATATCAGTTAAGTCAGTAAAGCCGGGCGCTACCGTAATTTCTTCGCTGAATACTGGGGCTGACTCCACGCCTAAAGTGGAGTTGTAGAATGTTAGAGCGTACTGGTAAGTACCATCTAGCATTTTAGTTAATAAAATATCGCCTCGGTTGTAGCGGTTGTCATAAAGCCTGTTATCAGCAGCACCAGTACCACGTCTACCAACACGCCTGTAGTAACCACCCAGCTCTCGGTACAAACCATAGCTTGCGCCAGACGGTTCTACAAGTTCAACAGCATTTGGGGAACCGGCGCTTAGGGTGTAGTTGATAATTTCAGACGGTGTGTAAATAGTTAAACCGGTTGCCGTAACCTCCTCGTTTAAAACTATGTAGCTAAACTCTACTCCTTCAGGTAAATCGCCAGTTGTAAAAGCTTCTTGTAGTGTAACATCTGATGCAGTAAGGGGAATAGTTTCAAACGTTAACGTTACGGTAGGTTTTGCAGTTGGTGCATCTATGCCTAGCTTGGACTCATTACCGTCAACTATCTTCTTTGGTTCAGTTAAGCGGTCTGAGAAGTATAAACGCTGCTGGAAGTCTATGTAATCGGTTGGTGTTGCTGAAAACTGCCAAGCGTCTGCAGAAGTAGAGTAATAAGCAAACTTTTGCGCGCCTGTTACAGCCTCGGTCTTGTCTTTTATAGGGGTCAATATACCCTTGGAGTTGTCTACATTAGTAAACACTCTGGACTCATTAGCTTTTATAAAATGAGGAGCTGGTCTTGTGTGGAGCCCACCATTGAATATATTAAGCCGCATTAACCCATCCCATTATAAAGAGTGTGGTGGTGGCTAGCAGTTACTTTGTTGCCTGCCGATACGCTAGTCGCTTTATCTAGGTCTCGATAGTAGTAATTCATTTCTTCTTCTGCGTATGCTCTGTTTTGTGCATCTGTATCTTGCCGAAGAAGTTTAGCTGCAATGTAGTAACAAAGCATCTTGTCGTAAATAGGTGGTACTTCGGGCACATCGAGTACGCCAGTTACATGCGCCGTGTGGCGATTGTAAATGACTGTAAGCGCTTTACTATCTTCAATACTGGATAGTATGCCAAACAAATCAACTACGGAATCACTAGTTTCTGAATCAACTATTGCTGCTATAACGCCATAGTCGTCAGCGGTATAGCCAAATAAGGTGTCGTCAAACCCATATACAGTGGGGTTAAACGTGTAAAACTCTGTAAGTACTTCATTAACAGGTCTTGGATAAACTTGTAGCCTTAAAACATCCATCTCGTCAAAGATAGCATATTCAAGTGAATCTGGGGTAGTAGCGGAGCGCCAGTCTGGATCGACCTTCTCTTCCATCCAGAAAGAAGTACGTAGGGTAAGAGTTCTACCTTCGTAGAGTACTTTCTTTAGGCTGATCAGGTCGGTTGGCAGATCGTAAGTAGCAATACCCTGGCTAAGCGGTATAAGAGCTGTGCCGCGAAACATTTTTGTGTGTATAGCAATATCGTCAAGCCCGTCGTTCATAACGCGAATCAAAACTGCGTCATCCCAACGAGTAGCTGCAGCGTCCCCAACTTTATCGCGAACACGAGTAAAAATGTCTGTGACACGGCTCATTCAGTGCTCCTTACGTTTCGGAGAAGTTAGTAACTTCGCCGGTAGTCTTGTTGTACTCAATGTACTCTACCAAGACTTTAACTTTGCCTTCTGTAGTTGCACCTGTGTAGGTTGGGGTATAGGTTACAATCCCACCTGTTTCTTTAATCAGCGGTGTAAGACCGCCGTCAAGATTGGTGCCTGCGGCAGATGTCAGATCAGCGTCGTCAATCAGCGTAGCATCGCCGGCAAAGCCGAGGTCTGCAGTTGCTGTAGTCGCAGCGTCACTAGCGATTAGTATGATTAAGCTCGCAGTAATTACCATCGACTCAGGCGGCAGGGTGAATAGTTGAAACACATCAGCTGAATCACCGACTTCGACGGCATAATCCAGATCAGTAGTAAAAACAGACACATCTTGCTTCTGATGACGGTGATTCTTGCGAGTAAGATTTTGAATAGCCATGATTTACTCGCTCCTATTAAGACTGCACTTGAACATCGACTGCAACAACACCATAGTCCAATTCAGCGACTTTGGCTTGCTCATAGTCTTTGTTTTCAGCAGTGAGACGGGTTTTCTTGGATTCCATCCAGACTTCCAAGGCAGATTCTGACGTGATACCAAAGTCGGTAGACTCTTGGTACTTATAGTCAGGCATCATACCCATTGCCAACTGCAATGCGCCAATACCCATAATCAGGCCGCGCGAGTGCAAGTTGGTGGACGCATAATCAAAACCAGTTTGGCCTGTCCACAGCGCAGTTGAAGCAGTTGCACCATCGTACTGGCGTACACCCGAGATTTCAATTTCAGAGTCGTTGAGACCCCAACCTTGAGTTGTACCGGCAGTTGCGCCAAAGAACTGGTTGGCTTCAACAATCATCAAGCGACCAAGACGACCAATGACACCTTTAATGTTACGGTTGCCATTACCACGAACATCACCAGAACGAACTATTGTTTGGTAACCAGAGGTATCAGCACGCAACAGGTTGGCCATTGCCGAATCGACAACCATGATCCATACAGGCTCGCCTTCAGACGTCATGTAAGGGTCAAGAGGCCGACGGACGCCACCAGTACTAAAGCCGTTGGAGGTGCGCAGGATTTTTTCAATATCCAGCAGATCGCCAAAACCAAAGGTAGTGCCTAGGTCAATGATGTGAGAAGGGGAGGCTGCGCCAGAATAGGTGCCCTGGGCAGAATCAAACAACGCCTGATCTTTAAAGCGAATAAACAGGTCACCCAGCTTACCACGCGAATCAGAGTGTTCAGTGATGTTCAAGTCACCAATGTCGACGCCATCAAACTTATCACCATTATCAACAACTAGGCGATACCGCTCAACGGTAATCTTATCGGAGAACTTGCGTTTTTGCTCGCCCTTACCATAAGCGGTGTCTTTACCCTTGATAGCTTTACCAGAGATATTGCCGTCAAAGTCAAATACAACCGTATGGCCTGCGCCAGCGGAGATGTTATTTTCTTGATACACGACTGCGTCTTTCGAATTACCGGTCATCGGAGACCAGAAACTTTTTGACGCTGCCTGAATCATACCTTCGCGCATCCAAGCTTTACGCTTGAGCTCCGAAGTGATGGGTAGGACTGCAGTAGTCATTTGAGTTTCCTCTAAAGCAATGAGATAAATTATATACTGATCGCTTACCGAAGCAGTAATTCATTCTATCAGCCGCTCTAGATACTGCTACTGAATACACTTAGTAGAGTAGCTTGCCCGAGAGCGCGCTTTCTTACCAAACATACTCAAGTAGCAGCAGTAAACTGGAATACTCAAGATTTTGTATACCTATTATACACCCTTTTGTTCAAAAAGTACAAAAAACTTACCTATTTACGCGCGCTAGCTAAGAAGACATTTTACGATAGGCTTCCAACCTGTAAATTTCATCAAACGAATTGTCAAATGAAATTTTCTTACCGATTTCATCCCTCCAGTTGCTAGGGTCTATGCATGCTGCGGGTTTGCCTACAACAACAAAGCCACCTTGCATACGGATACCACAATACATAAATTTATTACCGGCAATTTCAACAGTTTGAAAATCAATGTCTTCAATCCGGTCAGTAATGGCATCAGGAGTTACTCGGTCACCAGTGCAACCTAGTTCTTCCATCATTTTTGAAATTTCATCGCGTTTACGTGACATTAGTAAATTTCTCCTTTATATGATGTAATGATGTCTTTGCCAACAGCTTGTTCGCTAGGCTTAGCACCACCAGGTAGATTACCTAGGTTCGGCTTATTGTCACCATCTTTGTCGTCTGCACCTTTAATCACTTTATCTGCTGTTAGGAACTTTTGAGCTTTGCCCAAGAACTCTTCAAATGTGATTTTGCCGTCAGCTAGTTGCTTGGAATAGGAAGCAGGGAGACTGTTTTCAATAACGTCATCATCTAGCTTAATGTTGTTACGCTCGCTAAAGTCTGCCAGCTGAATCTTACGACGTTCAAGCTCAGACAGTTCGTGGCCTTCTTTACGATAGTCTGCAATCTTGTCTTGTAGCAACTTCTTAGCTGTCTGCTCATGCTCGTTTAACTTTTCACGCCAGCTGTCTGGATCACGCATTTTGAGCTCATCCAACTCGTTACGCTGGTCTTCAGTTAGATGATTAGTTGCTGATTCAATGAGGTGAGATTCAAGCCGACCATTAACAGTCTCAAGCTCTTTGTTTTTCTTTGTGGCTTTTGTGTAAGCCCCTTGGGTGTCTCGAAACCGCTTTTCTAACTTTGCAGCGTACGCCACTTCAGTTGAAACACTTTCCAACGCTTCGGCAGGTAGCTCCCAAACGCCTTTATCGTTCTCAACCATTTTACTAGCAGCATCATTAACCTGTTGGTCAAATGTTGGTGTATCTGTAGACGGTTTTTCAGTAGCCATGTTAAGTCTCCAAACGAATACCAGTTTTTGTCTATATCGACCTAGATATTATCTCACAAAAGGTGTACAAAGTACAATAAATCTATTAATATATGTGCTATGGAATGAAATTAAACCAATTTGCTCTCTCTACGAGGTTAGTATGACAAACAAAGTATCTAGCTTTTCCACAAAGACTAAAGATGACGAAGAACTAGTAGCTAAGCTCAAGAAACAAGCAACTCTTTCAGGTCGTAGCTTTAGCTGGATAGTATTGCGAGCTCTACGCAGCTATGATAAGGCAAAGACTAAAGCTGAGGTACAATAGCATGGCTGTAAAAATTGACGAACAAACTAAGTTAGTAGCTTTGGCAAAAATCAAGTTAGGTCAAAAGCCAAGAGAAGTATCTGACGAGTTAGGAATCAGCTATAGTCAGGCATTACGGTTAAGCAAGGACCTAACTGAGGCAGAACGCAAGAATGCCACACTAGAGCTATTTGACCTACCAGAACTCACCCTACAAACACTATTGAAGGCTGTAAAAGAAAACTTAGCTATACCAGGTGAAGTGTTCGGCATAGAGGAAGCTATTGAAGGCGAAATAGCTAACTTACAGGATGAAATAGAGGGGCTAAAAGCACTTGACGAGAACTTCACTGAGGCAGCTGGTGTGCTAGCCAACAAAATAAAGGAAATAGCGCTAACTAGTTCAACACCAGACACTGTTTATATGTTAGCCAAAGCACTGTCAGAATTGCAGGTATCTTTTTTTGCTAAGAGTACTAACGTCCAAGTCAATAACTTTGATACCGCGAAGTATGAGGAGTTTTTAAGTGACTGATTCACCTAGTTTTAACGCTTCATCTATATCAGTGTCTGAGTCAGAATTCTACGCATTATTTCCTGACAAAGTAGCTAGCCAAGTCTGGAAACTGCTAACGACTACACCAAAGAGCAATCAAGACTTACTGTACAACTACCTGCCTTCAAAATTGTGGCGATTAAACAACCTCTACAAAATTGTAAACAAAGATGGTCAGCACCGTAAGTTCCACATGAACAGAGCACAGTTTGTAGTATACTCCAAGCTGTATCTACACCACCGTTTAATCATCCTTAAGTCAAGACAGCAGGGTATTTCTACTTTATGGCTAATATCATTTGAGGATGACGCCATTTTCCGTAGTAACCTTAACTGTGGGCTCATGGCACAGGGCCGAGAAGAAGCTCAGACGCTACTTGAGCGAGTGAAATATACCTGGGATGAGCTAAACCCGGGTATTAAGGAGTTTGTTGGTGTTAAACTGGACAAAGACAACGCTTCAGAGTTTTCTTTTAGCAATAATAGCACGATATTTATACGGACCTCGTTCCGCTCAGCGACTCTTCACCGTCTGCATATATCTGAGCTTGGCAAAATCGCTAATGAGAGCCCCAAGAAAGCGAAAGAGACAAAAACCGGCACCCTACAAACTCTAGCGCCGGGTAACCTAGGCATAATCGAGTCTACAGCCGAAGGCAATAACATGTTTAAGCACATGTGGGATGGCGCTGAGAAGCAACTAGCGGTCGGCAGACTGGCAGGCAAAGACTTTTATCCTATATTCCTCTCGTGGCTGGACGATCCAGACTGCGTAGAGTACGAAGATCAGATACCTACTTCAGATCAGTTCGATTACTTCGAAAAGCTAGAAAAAGATCTTAGCCGAGTCGTTACACAAGAACAACGCAACTTCTGGATTGCCCAAGAACGGGAGCTAGAAGGTGATATCCACCAGGAATACCCGGCTACGGCAAAAGAAGCATTCGCTGCAGCTAAAGACGGTACTTACTGGGCTCGCTTGTATCTCGGTCATGTAATACGCAAAGGCAAGAAGCTACCAAATATCTACGATTTAAACCTCCCTGTATACTGTGTCATGGACTTGGGACGAAACGACCTCATGGTACTCTTATTCTTTCAGTTGTGGGAATCCATCGAGGGCGATATATCTATTCGCATTATCAAGTCCTACTGGAATTCAGGCGAGGGCTTAGATCACTACGCAGATAAACTATTTGAGTTCAAAGCTGAATATAACTGGAGTATGCCAGCCCCCATCGGTTTGCCACACGATGCCAGTGTTACCGACTTATCAACTGAAGGTCAAAGAAGCCGAGAAGACATACTTCATGAGTACGGTGTAACTAACACGGTTATATTAGCTAAACAACCCAAAGAGGCTGGTATCGAGGATGTACGGAAGGAGATACCATACATGATACTCGATGACCGCTGTACGTACATCGAAGACTGCTTCCTCAACTATACTAAAGTCTGGAACGAGGAGTTAGCTATCTGGCGTAATGAGGCTCGTAGAGATCAATACGCACACGGCGCAGACACTGTACGGTACATGGTGCAGTACATAAACGAGTATCTACGAGGGCAAACGAGAAAGTCACGGAGGACAAAGAGAACTTCAGGGGTGGCGCTCTAGCAAACAGCGGATAAGGTTTCGAGCAAGATGAAACCTTTTTATTTACTTGTTTAGTATTAAATTTATTAAACCACTAGCGGAGCAGCTGCCAAACAGCCAATTTGCTTACTTACTATTAAATTTATTAAATCACCAGCGAAGCAAGCGCCAGATAGCCAATTTGCTTACTTGTTATTAAATTTATTAAACCACTAGTGGAGCAGCTACCAAACAGCCAATTTGCTTACTTGTTATTAAATTTATTAAACCACTAGTGGAGCAGCTACCAAACAGCCGAATTCGGGTATATAAGCTTAAGGGGACTGTCCCTAGGGGGCCTACCAGTTACACCACCGAACAGTAACGATTATCAATCAATACCGATTATCACTTACCAACAATAACGATTATC